CATTGTAAATATCACGCCCTACAGTAATGTTTACTCTTCCCCCTTGGTCATTTAAGCATTTCAATTGCTTTGCGTAATTGTCTAAGAGATTTATGAGTGTATACGCCATCGGTAACATTAGATGAAGCATGGCCTAACAATAATCGTTTAGCATTATAGTTAGCACCTACATCATCTAATCTAGTAGCGAATGAATGACGGCAATCATGGGGAGTGTGTTTAGCGTTAATAGTATTCATGGTTAATTTAAAGGAATGGGATAGAGAAACATAATTACGTTCCTCTATGATCCATTTATTAGATAATCGAGATTCAATAAACGGCCATATACGATGATGGATGGGAATGATGCGGATACCTGCTTTAGTCTTGCTTGATGTAACTTTTAAATAACGTTGTTTTCGATTGATGTCAGTGCTTTTAAGATTAATTAATTCACTAGCACGCATTCCAGTATATAAGAGTATCAAAGGCAATTCTGCATTGATACTCCATAAGCGGTTAATTTGATTAGTGGTAAATACCTTGCGTGGGCGTTTAGGAATATTGTGGCCAATATTCAAATATTGACTGTATGCTTTTGAGCACCAGTCATTAATAATTGCAAATGAATATAGCTGATTAAGTAAAGAGCGAACTTTCTTACATGATGAATAAGAGAGTCCGCTCTTTAGCATATCTGATATTATATTTTGCAATTCCATATATGTGATTTCGTTGATAGGGCGGTGAGTTATAGATGATACATGATGATAGGCACATTCATATCCTTTCATTGTATGTGGCGAAACATTTAAGGAATGTAACGCTAACCATGAATGATACACATCAGCTAATGTATGGGTATCACACAATGCCGCCTTAGCCTCTTGATAAGAGGCATAATAACCAATGACCTTATAAGCAACATAGGGGCGTTCATGTGCCCCTTTTAATTTCTCAATTAATTTCATAGTAACCTCCAAGAAGAAAGGAGAAGAATATATGTATGTATTTGTATTAGACGAAAAAGGTGTTCGTCAAACATCTTATGTAGTTGGCGTTCATGCTGACACAGTAGAAGAAATCGAGCAATTAGCGAAACAATCTTATCCAACTGCTAATATCGTAACAGGGGATAGTGAAATGCAGGCACAATTCACAAGTGGCAAAGCATACGTGAATGGTACTTTCATTGACATTCCTGTAACACAATATGAGCCAACAAAAGTAGAGCAGATTGCAGGCATTAAAAAATACTACGATACACGATTTAAAACGCTAGAACAAATGGTGCTACGCAGACGATTAATAAATGGTGATATTTCTGATTTGCAAGAACAATACAAGAAACTCAATCAAGAAATGATGCTTAAAATTAAGGCGGTGAAATAATCATGGAAGTAAAAAGCGATATTCCTGTAATGCAATTTTGCGAATGGTGCTATGCCACTCTTAATGAAGATGGCACTTGTCTTACACAAGATTGCATCCATAACGAATTAATGGATTTAAAAAAGGACAATACAGATGCTACCAGTCGAACATAATATTCAGGTATATCAAGGTGAATATATTACATTAACTATTGGATGTGATTCCGTAGTTGATGTAGAAGATGTATTCGCTTGTATTAGGCGGTATAGCTGGGACGAGGAAATAATAGAACGCTTTGTGATTACGAATAGTGAGCAACCACTTTTAGAAGACGAAAAAAGCAAACTCAATTTAACGTTAGACACTAATTCGATTGATAGCGGTACTTATTATTGGGATTTGTTTATCTGGGCAGGCAATCGACCTGTTAAATGTTTAGTAAAAGGTAAGGTAATCATCAAACAAGGAATAAGTAATAGAGGTAAATAAAATGAGTGAAAATACTATTAATATTTATATGGGTGCAGAAGATAAAGTTAATGTTAAAGACAATGCACAAATCATTAAATTAAAAGGCGATAAGGGCGACCCATTCCGATATGAGGACTTTACGCCAGAGCAATTAGAGGCATTAAAAGGCCCTAAAGGCGATAAGGGCGAGGACGGACGAGACGGACGAGACGGCACAAGTGCTACGGCTGACAATGCTCATCAGCTATTGCTAAATGGTAACATGTGGTGTGAAAGTGCTAGCGTTGACGATGTACTCACCGCCTTAATTGGGAATATTGGCAAGCCGTTCCCTAGAACGGACGTTAAGCCTTTAACAATTCCTAGTGTCATTCAAGGGCAACAGGTGGTAACAGTTACAGGCGAACCGCATTACAGCGTTATGGTAGTTGGTAATGACACACCTTTCACGCTCGACAGTACTGGAGCTTGTAGTGTAAATATTCCACCTCTAGGCGAAGATGATATAAAAATCACTTATCACGATTTCACGGGTGCAAAAGTGGCGGACTATGCAATTAAAGGCATATCCAACGAACACGCCGACGCAGAATATACAGAAAATGGCATTGTGTATAAACTCTATGGCGATGTGTTGAAAATGAACATTACCAACAATACAGTGAATGGTAATTTCAACGTAAACCCTAAGCGTTGGAAAATTTCTACTATGTCTATGTATGCCAATAAACCGACAGTGCTTAAATTAGGAGATAACTATAATAGCTACGGCCCTTATTATATTGAAACTCCTGAAAACGTAACATTTAAAGGATTTAATAGTAACATGCATATAACCATAGCTACATCAACACAGGAATTCAAAACGATGGCCTTTGATAAGACTACTATCGAATGGGATGCATATAACCATAGCTACATCAACACAGGAATTCAAAACGGCGACCATTTATAATTAACACAAGGGAGAACACATGCAAGAATTAACGAATTTCATTGGCGAGGCTTGGCGGACGTTGACGGATTCATTCGTTCTAAAAGCCTTGCTTGCCGTCATCGCTGATGTGGCGATATATATGATTGGCTTAAAACACGTGCAGGTGCTAGGAATATTCATATTATTGGTATTCCTAGACCTCATTACAAAATGGGCGGCGCTTGGGTATAAAATGCTGGTAGACATGGGTGCTAATCCAGACAATCTAAGCATGGCGGATAAATATATAGCCATTCCTGCAGCATGGGGGAAAGGATTGATTTCTTCTAGGCACATGAGAAAGCCATTTGTAACAAAAGTTTTAACGTATTGCCTTGCCACTGGCGCCGCATGGTGCTTTGACTATATGGCAGGTCAATACGCTTTCGCCGTCAATATCGTGTGGCTGTATCTCGGCTCGGTGGAACTATTGAGCATTCTCGAGAATATGCGAGACGGCGGAAATACTACCATATCTGGATTGCTCGACGTTGTTCATGCAAGAGTAGATATGATTTTGAAAAAATAATATAGTGTTGTTTGTGCCACGCTCACGATATATGGGCGTGGCTTTTATATTGCAGAAACAGAGGTGCATATAATGAAAATTGGTACATATTTCGATGATTACGAATTTGCTTGTAAATGTGGCCGTCATGGATACGATAGCGACGGACACCCTATTCTCGACCATGTGATTGATAAAAGGCTCGTTGATGTATTGGACGCTATCCGTGAGCGTATCGGCCAACCTATCGAAGTGTTAAGCGGTTATCGTTGCCCAGAACATAACGCAGAAGTTGGCGGTGTTCCAAACTCTCAACATGTAGAGGGTACAGCCGCCGACATTACTTATGACGGCATTAACGTGGATTATCTCGCCGAAGTGGCCGAGGAATGTGGTGCCGACGGCATAGGTAAATATTACTATCAAAACTTCGTGCATGTTGACGTAAGGGGATATGCAGCACGTTGGAACGATTTAGACTAAGGGGGGGATATATGTATGTTAAAATCAAACGTTTTACAGAAAAGTATCCTTGGAGTGTGCCTGTTATTCTTATCTTTATTTGCCTTACCTGTGTATGGTTCTACACCGACAGAACCAGTAACATTGACACCACAGGAATACGCAACGCTCAAAACGAACTTCGGAACGCTCGAGAATACAATCAACAATCAATTGACTACAATCAACGAGTTAGAAATGCAGTTGAAAGTAGCCAAACTCTCAACGAGCGAACAGAAGAACGAATTAGCACAAGCATTGAACTTAATACAAGAACAGAAAACGCAATTGACAGAGGCACGGAACTTACTGCAAAAGCAAGAGCAGATGCTGAACGAGCAAAAGTTATCATTGGCCAAAGCCGAGATATACTTAGAGCAGCAGAAGAACGAAATCAAAAAAGCGAAAATCCAACAACGAAACAGTAAATTATTAAATATCCTATTGGGTGGAACTGTAATTTATTTAGTCGTTAAAGATTGAGGTGATCCGTACATCTCCATAGCGTGTAATGGCGGATACACGCAACTATCAACCAATAGTTTACAGTTGAGTAGTAAAGTAATTATTTATAACTGAATAACATAATAAAAGCCTACTAGCTTAGAATAATATCTAGGTTAGTAGGCTTTATTTTTTTTAGAATGGTATAATTAAACGTAGCGGATAATGCGAATTTGCGATATAAAAGCGGTTCGTACAGCGTGTCATATGCACCACCAAAATAAACCCGCACTGTTGTGCGGGTTTTTCTTATTGTCTGTCTAAGAAAATGGGTGCAAATCAATGTGTATTATTTTGAAAGCTTCTTTTGCTTTTCTTTTTTTATTTGTTGGATACTTTTAGTCGGTGTAGCTAAATCTTCTGGCATAGTACCGCCTAATTCTTTAATGGTTTGCCGCACTTTTGCCCCAACGTCATGGTGAACCTTATTAGCTTGTGGTTTTCCTTTTATTCCCTCACGGCGTAATTTTTCATCAGTTTGTGTAGCGCGGAATAGATTAGCAGCAAGTTCAGTACTTCCCATATAATCTAAAATCTTCTGAGATTTTTTTAAACCTTTTCTAGCATGAATTTGTTTTACTCCTAAACCGCCATATAAACCTTTATATCCTTCATTTTGAAAAATAGCATAATCTCTTGGTTCTTTTATTCCTGCTTGGTTAGCGGCTTCAGCTAAAGAAATATTATGCTCTTTAATATCTTGTCGGATTTGCAAGCGTAAGCTATCTTCTTTTTGCAATTCTAATTGCTCTTGCTTGTGAGTTTTTACCGCAAAATAAGTTTGAGCTAATGCGATTACCTCTTTACGCGGATTACCATTCATAGCGATTAAGTAACAAGCGTATCTAGAGAGTACTATATCTTGTATACTACGTTGTAAGTTAGCCCCAACATCTACCAATTTGTTGACGTCAACAAATTCGGATTGAACCACATGACCACTGGCTTCACAAGCATTTTTTGCCTTTTCAATAATTTTATAAAAATTTCGCCATTCGGAGTATTCAAGTATCCCTTGTAAATCCCTAGCATACCAATACTCATTACCTTCGTCATCAAGTTGTTTTATCGAATCAAAAGGCGATGTATACGAACCTGTACTAGTATCTTCCTCAAGAAAAAAGAAAAACATATAAGTTTCACCTCCTATTATGATATGTGTCCATTTCTCTGTATACATACTATTTACCTAAGTCGATAGTTTTTTATTAAAAGAATCTTGCTGTTAAACATGTTAGAGCGTGTAACGGTATTGTAAAGCGGTGTAAGTATGGACATAATAAAATAGCTAACAAGTTTAGCAAATACATTAACGCTACTGGTACTAGCACTAGCAATTTTAAACTTGTTAGCAAAGACTAAAAAGCAGGCGGGTGAAAGCCCAGCCACCTTCTCGACATCATTGTAAATCAACGAGGTGAATTATGCAATATTTAGAATGGCTGATTAATATAGCGACTATTATTGTTTTAATATTAGTAATCGGATGTTTTGTTAGAAGATTATGAAATTGAAATTTGGACTAGATGATATTATGACTACACAAGAGGCTGCAGAGGACAGTGTTAGAAATAACATTGATATTGATTTATCTCGAGTAAATCATGACCAGAAAACAATGGTTATGGTCAAGACAGATTAACTATGACACATGAATTAGGACATCTATTATTACATCGCATAGAGACGATTACTTTGGCGAGAGAAGATGGTGACATACCACCATATAAGGATCCTGAGTGGCAAGCGAATGCATTTGCAGGTGAATTACTAGGACTATATGAATATATTAAGGACATGAGCATAATAGACATAGCAAGTCATTATGGAATCACAGAAAAAGCAGCATCAATACAAAGAAGAAATCCTCTAATTAATGTTAGAGGTATTAAGTTAGTGATGTATATATGCTGACTATATGTATTCATTAACTTGATATGGGGACTTCTACATTTAGAGATGTGGAAGTCCTCTTTTAGTTAAAAAGATTTATTTGATTTATGTCAGATAAAATATATAGTATAGTTAAGGCAGACATAAGGAAGGAGGTGATGCCATTGAAGAAGTTAAGGAAGATAACAAAAAAAGTGGCTACCAATAATAACCGCGTTTATCCAACTTGCAATCGCAATAATACAGTTATTAAATCAGTAACCACAGGGGCTCGTAAGAGCCCCAATCTTCCTAACTATTATAACAATGGCGAGCATATGATTTCAAGATTAACTTTAATAATTAGTATTATTGCCTTTGTGTTATCCGTTTATAATCTATTAGTAATATTAGAAGTTCTATAATGAAATTAGATGATGTAATGACCACACAAGAGGCGGCAGAACGCTGGAATGTTACTGCTGATTCTCTTAAACAAAACTGTAGGGGTCGTGTAAAGAATGGATTTTTAGAAGGAGAATTTAGAAAATCAGGGAAAATGTGGCTTGTCACTAGACAAGGTATGGAACGTCTATATGGTAAAGAAATAAAGTCTTTATAAATGTATTCTGATAAATATTGCATAGACAATAAATTAGTAATCACTTATGATTGGTATATAATACTATTTCTCATTAGGAGGTTCCAAATGGCAGTAGATGTATCCAGAACACAAGATGTATATAAAGATGCGGGTCAAAGTGTCAATTTCACAACATTATTATTAAATCGTAAAGATCGCGATGCAGAATTAGAAGTAATCCAAGATATGGCTGATCGCATTCAAGCCATTAAACGTTCTGTTAGTATTCGTGCTAATGGCGAAG